GGATGAAGCTACAAATTATATACCTATACCAGCTCATGTAACTGGTATCACTAGGGTTTTTGGAATGGTAGGTAACTCTATTCGTTCTAACTTATTTGGTATTGAATATAGAATGTTCTTAAATGATTTGTATGCTTTTGGATCCCTTGATATCTTAAACTACTATATGACCAAGCAATATCTAGAGACTCTAGATATGGTTTTAAACAATGGTTCATTCCAGCAGTTTAGATACACAATGCGTCGTGATCGTTTGTATCTTGATATAGACAAAGACTTCCTACAAGAAGGACAGAGTTTATTGATTGAAGCACATAGGATGATTGATCCTACAGATGCAACTGAAATGTACAATGATAGATTTGTTAAGTTATATGCCACTTCATTGTTGAAAAAGCAATGGGGTCAAAACTTAATCAAGTATAACAATGTGCAGCTACCTGGCGGTGTAACACTTAATGGTAGAGAAATATACACAGACGCATTAGCAGAAATTGAGAAAATCGAAAGCGAAGTTCTCAGTAAGTATGCAATTCCACCAATGGATATGATCGGATAAAATGCCTACAAGTCCCTATTTTCCAACTTACTACGCAGGTCACAGTGGCGAACAAGGTCTCGTTCAGGATCTTGTGGATGAGCAAATCAAACTGTTTGGTACAGATATTTACTATATCCCCAAGATCGTCCTAGCAGACAGCACTCTGGATGAAGTTAGATACACTAAGTATCAAGAACAATTCCAAGTTGAGATGCTGTTGCAGAATGTTATGGGTTTTGGTGATAATGCTGAATTTATTTCTAAGTTCGGTTTAAGAATTACGGATGAGATTATCTTCCGTGTATCTACTAGAAGATGGGATGAAGAGGTAGCTGAGCACAGTCCTACTCTTACTGTTGACAGTAGACCTAATGAGGGAGACTTATTGTACTTCCCATTAACACAAGATATTTACGAAATTAAGTTTGTTGGTAAGGAAGAACCATTCTATCAGTTTGGTAAGATCCAATTCTATGCTATTACTGCTGAGATCTACGAGGTTGGTCAGGATGACTTTGATACTGGAATTGCGGAGATTGATGCAGTGGAACAACTATTCGATAACGCAATCAAACTAGTCATGGATCCTGGTGGTGCAGGAGACTTTACTGTAGGTGAAGAAGTTGTTGGTGATGAGTTCTTAGCTAAGGCAACATCTGCTATTACAGGGGATGCTGTTTCAGGTGCTACAATTTCAGATGGTGGAGCACATTATAAAGTAGCTACACCACCAACAGTGACTATTACAGGAGGAGGTGGTACAGGTGCAACTGCTACTGCAACTGTTAGTGCTAGTGGAATTGTCAATGCCATAACTATCACTGCTGGAGGTTCTGGATACACATCTGCTCCTACTGTTACTATTGATTACTCACCTAAGGACAATAGAGCAGAAGTTAAGTCATGGGATAGTGCAACTAGATCTCTCTCAGTCATCAATAGAACAGGAACCTTCACTACTGCTGAGGTAATCACTGGTCTAACTTCAGGTGCCAAGTGGAGTCCAGAGACATTTGACACTCTAAATAACGTCAACAGCAGTTACGATCAAAATAGAGAGATCGAAAATGATGCTGATAATATAGTGGATTGGTCAGAAGGAAATCCATTTGGTGAGTTTGGTAATTTTACAGGTAGTATCTAATGTTAGGATCACATTTTTACAATCAGATTGTTCGTAAGAACATTGTTGCGTTTGGTACGCTCTTCAATAATATTACTATGAAGAGCACGGATCCTAGCACTGGTGATGTATTAGAAGAATTAAAAGTACCATTGGCATATGGTCCTAAGCAAAAATTTATTGTTAGATTAGAAGAGAACGCATCTAATAGAAAAGTAGCAATCACTTTACCACGTCTCTATTTTGAGATGACTAGTATTGATTATGATTCTACTCGTAAGACATCACCTATTCAGAAATACAAAACAATCATTAATGATAATGGTGGTGAGGTAAGAGTACAGTATGTTCCTGTACCATACAATCTATCATTTCAACTTGGTGTTATGGCAAAGTCACAAGACGATGCTTTACAAATTACTGAGCAGATATTGCCATACTTCCAACCTTCATTCTCTTTAACTCTCAATATGATTCCTGATATGGATGAAAAGAGAGATATTGCTATTGTTCTAAACAACGTTAGCTACGAAGATGAGTGGGATGATAGTTTTTATGAGCGTAGATATATTATCTACACATTAGACTTTACAATGAAGTCCTATCTATACGGTCCTTACAACACATCAGATGTTATTAAGAAAGCAATCATCCATGAAACCATTGGTGATGCTGCTGTAAATAGAAGAGCAATAACAAGAACATACACACCAGTTGCTAAGACTGATATAAATCAGGATGGCAATATAGATGCATCAGATACAGCTATATTAGATGCTGGTGATGACTTTGGTTTTAATGAGGGAATTGAATTCTTATGAACAGTCTAGAAGAAAACATGGAAGATATGCTTAACATCAGTGTTGATGTTGAGACTCCATCTAAACCATCTGGTCCTAAAACTAAGGATGATGATCAGACAAAAGACTATGAATATACTAGAGGAGAATTGTATAGTCTCATAGATCAGGGTCAGGAGGCGGTCAGAGGGGCGTTAGAGGTTGCTCAGGAGTCAGGGCATCCAAGAGCATATGAAGTTGCTGTAGCGGCAATGAAGCATGTCGCAGACATGACTGATAAGCTTGCTGACCTACATAAGAAGATGAAGGATTTAGATGCAGAAGCAAAAGGTCCTTCTAAAGTCACCAATAATGCTATGTTTGTCGGTAGTACCGCTGAGTTACAAAAAATGCTCAAAGAAATGGGCGGGGGTAAACGCTAATGGCATACGTAAAAAACGATAAGGATTGTGATCCAGTAGATCCTCAACCTGGTAGTACAACTGTTAATCAGTTTTCTGGTAACGAAGGTTGGGCAACAGTTACATATAAGAATTGGAATGCTGATTATGTTGCAAGAAATCCTAATAATTCCGCACGAACACCTGGTACATTTCAGGCAAGAAACACTGATAACACTACAAGAACACCTGCTGCATACCAAAGACATGGTGTAACGAATAGTGCAATAAGTGCATAAGGTGCATAAATAACAACACTTAGATCTACAACCCACTGTGTAGTTTTCGTGGGGAGGTCATAAGTGCAGCATTTTAAACCACAATGGATATCAATAAGGAACTCACCGAAGTTCAGAAAAAGATAGACGATATTAAAAAAACTCAGGAGAATATCCAGAGACTTCAAGACTTACAAGAGAAACAAAACAAGAACAAAGGACTGAAACCATTTAGTCATAGCTACGAAATGATTTGAAAGGGTGACATAAGACGAAAAAAATTGTAAAATTGGTGTAAAATTGAAAATCATACCTATAATTAGGTATTAGATATTATTATACATATGAGACTTAACGAGACAGATGTGCATCGTATAATCAAAGCATGTAACTTAGCCAAGGAAACTTCTGGGTCTGAGTACATGTGGGATGAGTATGAACGCATCATAGAAAAGTTGAGAACTCTTTGTGAACAAGGTTACTGTTCTATAAGTAAATGAGAGGTTCTATGAGACTAGGTGTTATGTGTTCTGGCAACGGAACCAACTTCGAGAACATAATTACTAATCCTATATGTAATAAGCATGAAGTTGTTTTAATGCTTCATAATAAAAAGAAATGTGGTGCTGCTAAGAGAGCAGAGAAATGGGGTATTCCTCATTGTTATGTTAACCACAAAGAAGAAGAAAAAATGGTTCAACTCTTTGAAGCATGGCATGTAGATCTTATAGTTCTTGCTGGTTATATGAGAGTTATTAAGAACCCTTCTTCATTCCCTTGTCCTATTATTAATGTACACCCATCACTACTTCCTAAGTATAAAGGTTTACATGCAGTAGAACAAGCAATGGAGTCAGGTGATGAGGTAACTGGATGTACTGTCCACTATGTGAATGAAGAGTTAGATGGTGGAGAGATAATAAAGCAAGGTGAAGTTCCTATAATGCCTGATGATACAGTGGAATCATTGACGAAAGCAATTCAGAGAATGGAATATGCAATCCTACCTGTAGCTATAGAAACATTATTAGTGAATACAAAACAGTTGGAAGCAGTGTAATGATAGTAGTTAACTGGGAAAATGTAAGGTTGTTTTCAATAATGGTTTTGTTTTTTGTGTGGGTATTCATACTCAATTTGCCAACTAAGGATTGATGTATTATAATTAGATATAGTATGGGATTGAAACAATCATGCCCCTGACTCAACAGAGACATTACACTGTCGGTTATCACGACACACAACGGCATACACATCAGATATGTGAATATGCCAACGATTCATACGAAGCAATAGAACACGCTAAAGAGGATGTTTCCTATCTAAAGGAACATCCTCATTTTATTGACTATTGCACAAACGAATCTGCATTAGACAACATTTACGATATGATGGCATCTGGAATCCCAATGGGACACTAACCATGAGAACAATCACAAAATATAAGCATGAAATCATGTGGTGGATGAGTAGACTCACAGTGATGGGAGTCTCTCTAGGGTTAGCTTTTAGACTTGCTGCTGAAGCATATGTCTGAAGTAGTTTGGTCAATTAATATAATGATTGCTATTTTACTTGTTTTGGTAGGTGTTGTAATCTACTACATATTCATGTACGATGAATTTTGGCCAAATGGGAGCGATGATACCACCAAGCAGGAAGAGCTGCTACAACTTCCGAGTAACGGAGATTAACCGTGTTCTTGACGGCGATACTATTGATGTCACCATTGATCTTGGGTTTGACTTATACAAGAAGGAAAGAGTTAGAGTTGCAGGAGTTGATACGCCAGAAAAGAGAACAAGAGACTTGGAGGAGAAGGCATTAGGAATAGATGCTACCAACTGGTTAAAAAAGAAATTAGAAGATACTATTGCAGGTGATGAAGAGCTCTCTATCAGAACCGAATTGAAAGGTGGCGTCGGTAAATATGGGCGTCTTTTAGGTTGGCTATATATTGGAGATGCAGAAGTATCTTTAAATGAGCAGATGATTACGGAGGGATATGCTTGGGAATATGATGGCGGCACTAAACAGAAAGATTTTGAGGAGCTACGTGAAATTAGGCGTTCGTTTGGGACATTGGTCGAGTCTTGACCAGACCTACATAGATTCAAATGGTGAAACAGGCAGACGTGTATACGCTGACTGGATCATCCCACTTAAGGACTATTAACATGAGAGATACATTGATTAAGGCACTCCTGGCCCATGCTCAAGGAGACATTGCCAAGCATAGAGCTAACATTGAAGTATACCTTACTAACCCAGTTGGTATTGGTGAACATTCAAATGTACTTGAGGCAATAGAAGAAGAATTAAATATGATGGCTAAGTATCAAGATCAGATTGATATCATCAACAAATATTTTAAACAAAGACCTGCTACATCAGAACCAGATTATTCACAATATAAATCTCAAGAATACAGACCAGAATAAATGAATGGCAATAGCAAATGATGTTTATCTTGGTAACCCCAACCTGAAGAAGGCTGGTACTGAGATACAATTTACTAAGAAGCAAGTAGAGGAGTGGATCAAATGTAAAAAGGATCCACTCTATTTTGCATTGAATTATATTAAAATCATTTCTCTTGATGAAGGTCTAGTTCCTTTTACAATGTACGATTTCCAAAAGGAAATCATGATGGACTTTCACAACAATAGGTTTAACATTGCAAAACTCCCTAGGCAAACAGGTAAGAGTACGACTGTCGTGGCTTACCTTTTACATTATGCTATCTTTAACGATAGCGTCAATATCGGCATACTCGCTAACAAGGCTAGCACTGCAAGGGAACTACTTGGAAGACTACAGCTAGCATACGAAAATTTACCTAAATGGATGCAACATGGGATACTGGTTTGGAACAAAGGAAACGTTGAACTCGAAAACGGATCAAAGATTTTGGCTGCTTCTACGTCTGCAAGTGCTGTCCGAGGCATGTCATTCAATATCCTCTTCCTCGATGAATTCGCTTTCGTTCCAAACCATGTTGCAGAACAATTCTTTGCATCGGTTTATCCTACTATTACTTCTGGTAAGTCAACGAAAGTAATAATCATATCTACTCCTAATGGTATGAACCACTTCTATAAGACGTGGGAAGATGCTAAAAGGGGTAAGAATGGTTATACTACTAATGAAGTACATTGGTCTCAAGTACCTGGTAGAGATGCCAAGTGGAAAGAAGAGACATTAAAAAACACATCTCCACGACAATTTGCACAGGAATTTGAATGTGACTTCCTTGGTTCTGCTGATACTTTAATCAGTCCAGCAAAACTTCAGAACATTCCATTCCATGACCCCATAG